TTATTCGTCATGGCTACGTTATCTAATATGCCTCTTAAAATAGAGGTTGCTGCGTCCTGATCATCTAAAACTAGATCAGCAATGCTTCTGCCATAGAATGTGTGCGGTTCTGGATCTACTTCAAATTTTGCAAAAGGTAACTCGTCTGCTAACTCATAATCTAGCAGCTTGTACTTAGTTCCACCGCATAGAAATCTATGCAACACAGCAACCCCTGTTCCATCAACGTCCATCCTCATATAAGCTTCTGTTACTGTAACAGACCGCATGGATGGATCAGAGCTTGTTTCGCTAAAGTTGTCTTCGTAACCTTGTCTTTCATAGCGCTCTGCTTCAGTCATTTCTGTGCCTGCATCAAAGCTATCTAATTTAAGAACCTCATCTGGCTCAAAGCCCATAGCAATAAGATCACTGGCCCTCATATCAGACCTATGAACAACAACATGAGCATCCTCTAAAGTTCTGCAATTTCGATCTACAAAAAATTCTTCTGGTGGTACACTTTCTATCTTTAGGCAACCAGCGTATGCTTTTCTTGAAACTTTAGCAGAATGAACAGGCGTTTTTATCTCAGCGCCTTGCTCATCCATACTCATCTCCTGCTCGACAGTATGCTCAAGAACCGTTACCTCATCATCTTGCACTAAAAAGGTATACTCATCATTAGATAAATTTGTGTAAGTGTAAATTTCTGCCTCTGGCATTTCTTCCCAGTAAGCTTTTACTATACCTTGCTTCTTAATTAACGCATCGTGAAACGCATCATTCAACACCCTATAACCATTGCTGCGCTGAAACTCATAATGAACATAATCAGTTGCCTGCTCTGCCATGTTCACATCTTCTGGACCATGCGGCATAAATTCTACTGGTCTTGCAGTGCTTAGAAATACACGCATCAATGATGGTTTAATCGCACGCACAGTATCCCGAACCTTAGTAGCAACTACTTTGCTGCGCCCATCTTCAAAGCCTATATCAACTTCGCCATCGTAGTAGCGTTGAGCAGTTATTCTATCTTCAGATATTTCGCTCTCTACAAAGTCTACTGCATCATCAATAGCGGCCTGAACAATGCTTTCTATCTCTAATTCTGTTTTAGCTTTAAGTTCCATCTATTGCTCCTGTAGTGTTGCCGAAGACCCAACTAAGTAAGGCGCTATGCTTCTTTCTATTCTTGTATAATTCTTAGAATTTTTAACATCTAAAAGTAAACTTTTAAATAACTCTTCATCTTCAACAGCACGCATCATTAATTGTTCAGCTTTATTTGATGTTAATTGATTTAATAAAGCCTTCATTCTTTCCGAACCCATTTGAGCCGCTTGCAACCCACCACCAGCCGTAGGCCCACCTAATTGAGCCGCCTGTTTAGCTGCATATATTCTACCAATAATCTCTACAAGTTTGTTTGTTTGAAAAGGACTTATCCCATCCTTCGTAGAGCGACCAACTCTTACTACATCTAATTTTTTTACTTCTTTTGTAATTACATTTAATCTATTTAGTTCTGCGCTTGTATAGACTTGTTTGGCTATAGATTTAAATGTCTCATCCATAAGTTGGCTTTCTAGCCTAGTACCTCTTACTTGTGACGCAGGCAAGTCTACATTAGCTGCAACTTGTGGTGTATCTATAGAATTGTTTAAAACTCTTTGAGACAATGCAGATTTTATTCCATTTAAAGCCTGACCTGTCGTATCTTTCTTTGCAGTTCTAACTAAATTAGCCATTTCTACTTGAGGATTTTGAGAGTTAAAAATATTATCTACAGCTTGTTTTGTGTTTGACTGAGAAAATCTTGCTAAAGTACCAGACTCTACATTTGATACTAAGTTTTGCCCTGTTTGAGTAATATCTTCTATTCTTTGCTTACTAGTCAAAGCGCTATCTACATCTGTTTTGATAGAAGTAAACTCTGGAGAGTCTAAAACTCTATTATATTTTTTTAAAAAACTATTAGCTTTGCTTTGATCAAATTTTCCATTTGGAAAAACATCCTTGTCAAACCTTACCCTTAAAAAGTTTGTTATAGCTCCTATGCCATTATCTCTGTTAGCCGCAGTAATTTCATTTCCAGATAAAGCTTCTTTAAAATCTCTAGTAGATAATAAATTTTCTACATCACTGCTTTTAGTAAGAGATTTTTCTAAGGTAAGTTCATCTCTTACATTTGGGTCGCCTGTTGCTTTTTTAGCAAGCAAACTTCCTACAGTTCCACGAGAAAACTTGTCGTGATATATTCTAGTAAAGTCTCTAGCTTCAGCTATCTTTCTTCCAACATCAGTTGCTAAATCAACATTATTTAAATCTTCTAAAATGTCATTAGATATTTCGTTAGCTAGTCTAGACATATTGCTGTTTGGGGTTTCCCCAGATGAGGCATCCCTAGCTCTTGCTCTAAGTTTAGAATACAAATCAAGCAAATCTTTAACTTTTATGTCTTTATTTTTCTTTGCATATTTTTTACGAAATTTATTAATTTCTGGCGGCATATCTTTTTGAGAAAACTCACCCAAATCTTTTTTCTGAGCAATAACAGCTTGATTTGTTAACGGAGAACTTATTGTTTTTCCTTTTGGAATGTTATTCCACAGTCTATTTCTTTCTACTCGTGCAGCATTTTTAGCTCTTAAAAGTTCTGTGCTTAATATAACGCTAGATTGCATATCATCTGCGCCTTTATCTGCAATTTTGGTTTTTGCAGATTGTTGTGCAGCTTTTACATATTGGTTAACCCTGTCAGTAAATGTTTTTACTCTTTGCGCCATAAAAGCCTGAGTGTCCTGAACATTTCCTTCAGGAGTAAATTCTTTTCTGGCAATCTCATCTGAGTCTGCCCTTCTAGCTTCAATTCTTTCTTTTACTTGAGGGTTTCTCTCCATAGCTTCACGCTCAACTCTTGCAAAATATTCTTCACCTGTTTTTTGCATTGGCGTTAAGTTTAATGGACTTTCTCCCATCCTGCTTTCGACTAAATTATCTGCTGCTTCTCTACCTCCTGCGCCTGCTACAAGACGATTTGAAACAAGCCTTTCTGCTCCTGCCCTGCTAAAAGGTGCAATAGCTGCCTTTGCTCCCTCATATGCGTTTACAATAGGTCTAGCCACATATGCAGCAGGAGGTAAATTTAAAGCAAGATCACCTACTTGCCTTGCCTGATCTGCCACAAGTCTTCCTCCTGCTGGAATTACACCAGTAGCAAAACCGCCTGTAAGAGCAGCAATATCTTGAACAGGTTTGCTATAACCTCTATCAGCAGCCTCACCTTGAGCAACCCTACCGCCTGCACCAGCCAAAAGCTCTGCTAAAAAAGCGCTTTTGTTTGCCATTGTTGGGTAAACTTTATCAGCGATAGCTCCTGTCAGACCTTGTACGCCCCTTAAAGCCTTTACCCCAGCCGTAAACGGTAAAGCATATGATGCAGCTTCACCCATACCTTTACCTATTCTTTCATCAAGCGTTTTTGCTTCACCTTCTGCAACGTTTATATTTGACATATCCATAAGATTTTTAAGGCCAGTTTCAGCCGAACCTGTGTATTGGTCAAATGGATTTACCAAATCCACCATACCGCCCACACCCTCTGCAATCTCTTTATTAATTTGCCCCATAATATTAGAAAAAGTAGATTTTTTAGGTTCAGCGCTTTCCTGACTATTTGCCAATCTATTAGCAATTACGGCTAATTTCGCAGCGTCCTCTTTTCTTCCAGCCGCTTCTGCGTTTTTAAGAGCTTCTAATGTTAGTTCTAATTCAGACATATTAATAAACCTTAATTGGCTGGTGGAACAAATTGCGGTGTAGTTACGTTAAGTTTTTGCTCATCAGGTAAATTCCTATTAATTAAATTTATTTGATCTGAAGAAAGACTTGGCGTTGATTGTATTGTTGCGTTACCTTGTAAAGATTTAAGAAGAGAAGTGTAATCTTCTAAATAGCGCTTTACTTTGGGTAACTCTTCTGTTGCTAAACCTGTTGAAGCAGGGCTAACTTTTATTTTTTGACTAACTATGTCTTGGTAATACTGTACAGTATCCTCTAAAGCTCTAACCATAAGCTTGGATTTTTCTATAGCATCAGCCACACCAGTCCTAGGTGAGCTAGGATCAATAGTATAATTAGCCAAAACCATTTCTCTAGTAAAGTTTGAAGGCCTTCCCTCAACATCAACAGTAGCAGCAAGAACAGTATCAGCTTGTAACTTTCTTAAAGCTGCGTTTGCCTCGCCTGCTTCTTGAAAAGGAAAACGCCCCACAACAGCGTCTGAAATTTTATTAAAAATATTTGATCCAAAACCAGACAGGCCTAATGCTTTTTTAGCACTCTTGTCAGCAAATGCTCCTTGTGACTCATCACTTTTTTCACTGCTTTCTATACCTAGATTTTCTTTTAAATCAGTAATGTTATCTGGTTTAAATTCAGTTCTTTCATTAGTAGCTATATTATATTTTTGAGCTATACCCGTAAGTTCATTAGGTATTATTTTAATTACACCATCAACTATACCTACGGCATCAGCTCTAGGTAAATTAAAGCTCTTCATTATTCGACTAATTTCAGCTTCTTTTGCACTTGGGGTAAGCGCAGCTTTTGCCGCATCTCTTTCCATACCATATTGATTTGTAAGTCCTAAAAGTTTTTTCTTAAAATCAAAATTATAATTAGCTAAAAATGTTGCTTGCTCTAAACTTAATAGACTTTTAATTTTATCACGATCTACTCCTAATGAGTTTTGCAATTCCATTAACTCTTTTCTATTCTCAAAATCAGCGCTTCTATTTAAATTCTGCCTATTTATTAACAATTCATTTTCTTGGCGCATTTTTTCTAATTGAAATTCTTGACTTGCACGACTTTGCTCTGCCGTTGCTTCTCTACCTAATAAATTTTGCCCTGCTGTAAATTCATTGCCTGCTTCAGCTAATTGAACTCGCCTATCAAACGCTAAATCAGCCGCAGAAGTAGCTCTAGCCGCAGCCCTAGCTTCTTTTTCCATATCGAACATCATGCCATATGCTTGAGAGCCTTTTAGCTGACCTGTGCTGACCATAGCGGCAAGCCTATCACCAGTAGGCGTACCTAAACCTTTAAGATACTCAACAGTCTTATTTTTTGCTCTATTTGCTGTGCGTTGCTGCTGTATTGTTTGCAGCGCTTGATTAAGACCCTTATCAGGCTCAAACCTTAATGTGTTAAACGCTCTTGCTGCTGCGCCTGCAAAATCTCTAAAATCATAATCTTTAATCATGCTTTACCCCATAAATGACGGCATACCAGTTGCAAATGAAGCGCCTGCGGTTAAATAATCCATAATACCTAATTGTCTATCTTGCGTCTGCGTCTGAGGAACAGGCGCTGCACCTAATGCTGCAAGAGGTAACTGAAGCTTATTCATTGGAGCATTTGCATATTGACCATACTGACCTTTAGCTGCATTAATTAAAGACTGCATTGCCGCTTGCTGCATTTGCCCTTGTTGCATTTGCTGCTGATTAATGGCTTGACCCATGTTAAAGGCTTGAGAACCTACACCCTGCAAACCTTGCGCTGATCTGAATGCGTTATTCATAGCATTATCAAAGCCCTGCTGACGTAATGCACCAACCTTATCTAAAGCCTGCTGCTGAAACCCCTTTAACGCTTCAGCTTCCATAATACCTTGCCTAGAACCACCATAAGCGCCTGCTTGCTGCGCTCCTGCACCAATATTATTTAAGCCCATCTGAGCCGCGCTGCCTACATCTCTTAATGTTTTATCAACAACATTTTGATTAAATGGGTTCATAAATTGGTTTACATTTGGATTAGCAAAGCCTTGTCCTGCCTGCATAGTTGCTTGAGCCGCACCCTGATAAGGGTTCATTGTCATTGCTGGATTTGCTGCTGCGCCCATGTTACTTACCCCTCGTCATAGTATCTCTTGATATAGGTTGCACTCCTAATGGTGAGCGCGGTGAATATTCAACAGGAGTAAAACTTTCTGCACCACCCATTGGAGCAGCGTTGCTTCCTGCCTGACCAGTTTGAGGATTCATAAAAAATGTATCCATGTATTGACTTTGCGCTGGTCTAAACTGAGCTAAGTTTTCTACAGATTGCTCAAACATAGGAGCAGAAGAATACCCCATACCGCCACCAGCAAACTGTGTTGCTTCTGGCATATATTGCCCTGCGCCTGCATTCATACCAAAAGCTGATGCTGCATTTTGAGTGTTTTGAAAAGCAGCGTCTTGCATTGGAGTAACAGCAGCAACGTCTGGGCCATAATAGGGCGTATACCCTATGTTAGATATTTTATCAGCAAGTGCTAAATTAGATTTTGCAGCGTCCTCAATATACGCTGGCACTTCTGTTGATACACTGCTGCTTCCACCTTTACCGCCACTCATCTTATATCTCCTTTTGAAATGAAGCGTGCAATGGTTTCCAACCATGCGCCTTCAAAGGTTTCTTCCATCCAAAACGACCTGTAATCGTCAAAGCCTCACACCCATAGCTCTTTGCCCAATCTGTAACATCATTGTGCA